ATTTGGGTTCTCAACATACTTAACATTTTTTTCAAACATTTCATCACAAGTGATGGGTAGTAAAGAATATGCAAAAGGAATCTTTTCATATTTTAAACCACCATCACCTGAGTATATAACTAAAATTAAAAAAACTACTTTCACTAATTAGAAAGGAATTTCTTTGCTTTGAGGTTTAGCTTGTTTAGGTCTTGGTTCGTTCTTGTAACCAGATAAAATATTACCTGATTCATTAATCCAACCAATTAAACCTTTATGTCCACCAGCTTCTGCGTAGTTCATTTCGCCAGTAAATTTATCATCACCTTTGAATAGAACTCCTACTTGAGCAAACACTTTAACAAACTTGGTATTACCATCTCTTGATGCACCTTTGACACCAAGTATTGTACCCTTGTTGCCATTATCTAAATTTACATTTCCTGAGAAATCAATTCTGATAGCTTTTTCATTGTTGGCATCATAAGGAAATAATACCCAATCTTTTTGTTTAGCATTACCATTGTTTTCTGACATTTGTTCCTCCATTTGTCTTGATTGTTTCTTGTTGTTTTTCAAATAACTTTTCAATTTCTTCTGAATCGTTATTTTTTTTCCAATCAGAATATAATTTGGTCAACTTAGTTTCAGTTGTTTGCATTTTTATTTTATCCTTAATTGAATCTTTTTGATTTATAAGTGCGTTAGTTAATTCTTCTGCACTAGCATATTCTGAACCTGATAATCCAAATGCTGCTAAACATCTTCCCAAAGAACTTGAACTACAGTTCTCCATAGCACTTGTTTTATTTATAAAGTTAGCATTTCTATGTTCTTCTGCATGACCAACAGCATAAATAGTATCAGAAATATATAGTTCGGTCTTAACCACAACTCTCTCATTATCATGGAATAGTATTTCTTCATTAAATCTAGCTTCAGGAAAATATTGCAAAAGGTGTCTGTGTCTTTCATTAACTGTAGAATATTTTTTACCTTTAATATCAACAGTTGGAATTTTATTTGCACTTGTTAAACACTCCTTTCTTCTTTCTTTAAACCCTCCCTTACTTTTTTCTTCTGTCGTCTGTGGCTTTAGTTTCATTTTTTCCTTTCATTTGTATCTTTTGGTTTTCTTTAATTTGATCTACATCTTTCTGTACTTTAGCTTCTAAATAGCTTTTATTTTTAGCAATCATTTGATCTTTTAACTTTAATAAATCTAACTCTTTTTTAAGTTTTGATATTTCATTATCCCTTAAATGTAATTGCTCAATATGTTTCTTTTCATTATTTTCATAAGCTCTAATTTTAGTTTGCATCTTTGCAAGTTCCATCATTACAGTATCTGTCATTTTTTACCTTTCATTACTTCTTCAAGTGTTAATTTATGAACAATAATATCCTGTACTGCCTGACCTACTATTGCTCCTATATCCATGTTTAAGTTACCCAATAAATCTTTTCTTTGTTTAGCAGTTAAGATTATGTAATCATTAAACCAAATATCTAAACTTTTATTGAGCTGCGAAGGTGATAAATGATCTGCTGTAAATGTTCCACCTTCTTCTTTTTTAGTCCACTCTTTTCCAATTGTTTTCATAGATTCTATTTATTAATTAATACAAAAAGTGTCAATAAATTATACAAATTATATTCAATTTGAGAGTTTATCATTATCAAATATTATAGTTGCATTGAAACTAAATGAGATTCTTTCGTTATCTTCATCATTTGTATTAAATGGATAAACTATATGAGATAGTGAATTTGGGAACAATATCCAATCCCTAACCTCTGGCATAACTCTATAAGAATTATTATTAAACATACTTTCAGATCCTTCTATAAACTCTGTCTGACCTGAGAAATCATTATGTTCTTTAGCATTATCTGTTGAAATCATTTGTGGAATTTGTAAATAACCAACGCAGCTTAAATGATAATTACCATGAACATATTCAGTATGGGTATGGCAAGGGTTATAATCTCCAGGTTTTGATATTACATACCAAGCAGAATTAATTAAAATAGATTTAATTTTATGTTCTATATGATTTTTTACATAAGTATTAATTATTGGATCAAAAAATTTTTGTTTCCATTTTTGCATAATTTCTGGTGATATTAGATACTCTGAATCTACATGACCAACTAACTTTCTAGACCAATCATGGTTCTTTTGCTTTTCTTTATCTTGTCTTATTTGTTTTAAATCATCTTGAAAGTCTTTCATTAATCCTAATGGCATAACTGCTTTAGCAACTGTTGAGCCAAAAGGTTTAAATAATTTAAAATTTATCTTGTCCGACATCTTCCTCTAATGGTTTAAGTTCTTTTAATTCAATTTTATAAGCAGCAGGTCTATCTTGGTAGCCAAAATTTGATAGCTTTTCTGGTGGTAGATCATCATTATAAATAAATGAACCCATAATAGTAAATTTAAAATCTTCGTTATTATCTTTAATGATTAATATATAAGTACCTTTCTTTTCTCCAGGTCTTATTAATAAAAAATTATATGATTTTTTTTCTTGGGTTCTTATCTCTATATTGTTTTGAAAATCTGAGTCTGAATAGAATTGGTTATCATCTGAGTAAGAACCATTATAAAAGCTATTAGTAGCCTTTGCATAAGCAACCTCTCCTAGAGCTCCTAAGATCCCATCTGTTAATTGTGATTTAATTCCTTTGGTGTAACCATAAGAAAAGGTTTTACCCATTCTTAAATTACCAATATATCTTTTTGATGCAATATTTAAGGCTAGTTCTACTTCGTTAGCTTCTAATTTAACTTTTAGCATTTCTTCTCCTTGTAAATAGAGTTCTCCAAAACCATGAACGCATCATAGATATAACTGTAAATATAACTGCTATATGGAAGCTCTCTAATATTGTTGGGTGTAAATCAAAAAATGGAAATATAAACAATTGAATTAATGTAGATAAAATTAATCCACTACCTACATCAATTATAGTTTCAAATAAGTTTCTCATTCTTTTTTCTTTCTTAAATCATCTAAATGTTTAACCCTTTTTTCATATTCTTCAATGCTTTCACCTGAGAAATGTTTAAACCAACATTCGGCACAATAATCTTTACCTTTTTCTACTATATCGGCACTCATGCCACATTTAATACATTGCCTAACATCACCATACATATTCATTTTTCATTTTCTGCTGCTATTATAGCTTTTCCAAGTTCTCTTGCGATTTGGGGAACGATTGAGTTTCCAAGACTTTTGACTCTGTTGGCTCTATCTTTGTCCAATTCATAGGATACCCCATTAGGAACTCCACAAAGTTCGGATTGAGTTTGCCACCAAGTCCTGTTTTTTGGAGATGAATTACTCCAGGCAGTCCTAGTTGTTTTCCCTTTTTTAATCTCCTCAAATGATAATTTTTGTCCGACACATCTACTTTGTGCATTCCTGCTTCTGGAGTCGGATACATCTTCTCTATCTTGTTCACTACATCGTTCAGTTTTGCTCCGAACTTCGTTCCAGTTCCAACTCTGGTTACACTCCACCCTTTTGAATTCTGTTGAACTGTTTCTGGTGGAGCTACCACATCCATCTGACAACTTGCCGAAGGTGTTGGAAACATTTTTACTGCCATTGGTAGAGGTGTTCCCCCTTGTTTGTATTTCTTGGTTCTCTCCGATGCCGAATCTTGCGTTGGAGTTGGATACATTACATCCGATAATCCAGACTCTTTTTCTTTGATGCCAAGCACCGATGCCTGAAGCTGGAATAATAAGACATTGGACTTCGAAACCTTCTTTTTCCAAGTCAGTTTGCACCTGTCGGAGTACCATGCCTTCTTGGATGTTAATAAGACCTTCAACATTTTCGCCAATGAACCATTTTGGTTTACATTCTCTGACGACTCTAATAGTTTCATCCCAGAGGTATCTATCGTCATCTGTTCCTTTTCTTTTTCCTGCAACTGAGAATGGTTGACATGGGAATCCCCCAGTAACGACATCTGCTTTGTATTTATCTCCTTTGACATTTCTTACATCTCCTTCAATTGATATGTTTTTAAAATTTTTTTGCAAGACCTTTTGACAAAATTGGTCTTTCTCACAAAATGCGATTGTTTGAAAGTGTCCTGTAGATTCTAAACCTAATGAAAACCCACCGATACCACTAAATAAATCTAAAACTTTAAGCATGATTATTACTTTTTAATATGTTTTCTTTAGCAGTCAAATATTGGAGGTTGTTTTCTACATGAAGTCCACAAACATTTACACCTTTAAGGGGTATAATGTGATCTACATGATAACCCTTTTTTCTGTTTCTATAAATTTCTTTTATCTTTTCTATATTAGCCCATAAAGGGATTGCTCTTAACTTTCTTGCATGACGCATAGCAGTATTATGATTTTTATTTCTTTTACCTTTGTCTGTTGCAGAGTATTTTTTATTAACTAAACTTTTTCTTCCAGACTCTACATATCTTTTATTAAATAATTTTCTGGCAGGATTATTCATTTTAAAAACATTTCTGCATTTAGGTGAACAATAAAGCCTATGTTTTTTATAAGTTGTATCATTAAATTTATTATTACAAATTTTACAATTCTTTTGAATAATATCTGGATAAACTCTTTTAGCTTTTAAGTTTCTTATTTTTTTGCAATTTTTACTGCAATAAATTTTTATATGATTAGTCGTATTATCTTTAAATTTTTTATTACAAATTTTGCAATTTTTAATTGGTTGCATAATAAAAAATAAATAAAGCAATCTCTATTGCGATAATTGTTTCAAGCATTGTAATTGTTCCTTTGGTTTGAGGTTTTTAATTTTATTCCAAGTAACACCATTGATAGACCTAGATCCCTCAATGATGTTCTTAAAAGTTTGTATTGCCAATTTTTCTTTGTCTATCTTAGTTGAGAGTTTGTCTTTTTCTTTCATTTATATTCTTTTTTAATTGGTCTAATTTCTTGCTCCAAAGCTCTTTCCAACCTTTTGGACAGTTCCATCTCATATATTCTAAGTTCCTTATTCTCCTTTTATCCCTTAAAGCTATATTAAAATCATAGATCAAAGGCAATCCAAATTTATTTCTTGTCATTTAAATTTACTCTTTCTGGTGTTGATAATATTTCCCAACCTAAACCTTTTTCAATTAAAGTTTGGCATTCATCTATTTGCTCAGAATTTATAAAACTATCAAATTCATATTCAAGTTCTAAATCATTTAAAAATTGTCTTGCATCATCAAAACTTTTATATGCAATTATAAGTTTTTTTAAAAACTTTCTAAATTCTTCATTAGGTACTTTTGGTTTCATTTTTCCCCCTTTATAAATTTAACTATCTTATTAAAGTATTTTTTAGGTAAAGGCAAAATTACTTCCTTTTTCCTAATCTC